TTCACGCTACCACAGCGGATGAAGTGCTGTATGGAGGCGCAGCGGGCGGCGGCAAAACAAAAGCCCTGGTGATGGATGCCTTCTTCCGATGTTTGAAGGCACCTGGCACCACGGCAGCGATTTTCCGCAGAACCTTCCGAGAGCTGGAGGACACGGACATCAAGGAGGCCTTGGCCAGTTATCCCAAGGCTCTGGCGACCTACAACTCCAGCCGGCACGAGTTCACGCTGGTAAACGGCAGCAAAATCCTGTTCCGCCATTGTGAGCGGGCGGCGGACAGATTCACCTACTCTGGCCTGGAAGTGCAATTCATGTACTTTGACGAGCTGACCAGCTTTGAGCAAATCGTGTACGACTTCCTGAAAACCCGCAAACGTGCCAAGAAATCGCTGGGCGTGCGACCCATTATCCGCAGCGCATCCAACCCCGGCAACATTGGCCACGGCTGGGTGAAAAAGATGTTCGTGGACGCTGGCCCGTACATGAGCATCCAGGTACAGGAGCTATATTCTGAAACCCTGCACAAGAGCCGCAAGATTCGCACCCAGTACATCCCCGCTCTGGCTACGGAGAACCCCTTCATCACGGAGGACTACATCTTTGAGCTGGAGCAGAAGCCGGAAGCTCTGCGAAATGCGCTGCTCAACGGCGACTGGGATTCCTTTGAGGGCCAGGTGTTCACCGAGTTTGTGAATGACCCGAGCCATTACCACGATAGAACCCATACCCATGTGATTGCGCCCTTTGAAATCCCGCTCAACTGGCCCCGCTACATGAGCTTTGACCACGGCTACTCCAAGCCGTTTAGCGTGGGCTGGTGGGCGATTGACCCGGCTGGGCGGGCGTACCGCTACAAGGAGTGGTACGGCTGCCGTCCGAGGCAAGCCAATGTTGGTCTGGAGCTGTCCCCTACACAGATTGCCACTGGCATCATTGACCGGGAGCAGGACGAATACCGGGACAACCTACCCATTGACCGAATCGCTGACCCGGCCATCTTCGACAAGAGCCGGGGGGACAGTGTGGCCGACCAAATGCGGCCTAACGGCGCACATTCCGGCGTGTTCTTCCGCAAGGGCGACAACACCCGCCTGGCGGGCAAGATGCAGCTGCATGAACGGCTTCGCTTTGATGCGGAGGGGAAGCCCGGGCTGTACGTGTTCACCAACTGCAAGGATTGGCTGCGCACGGTGCCCAACCTGCCCTACTCCCCGACCAAGCCGGAGGACATTGACACCGATGCCGAGGACCATACCTACGATGAAACCAGGTATTTCCTGATGGCGCACCCCATCACGCCCAAGAAGAAGCCGCCAGCAAGGCAGCGTTATCGGAATGACCCGTACAGGAGGGACGAGGACGATGAATGACAGATTGACGGAGGCCGCTCTCTCGGAGCAGCCGCTGGAGGAGAAAGAGCGGGAGTTGGTAGATGAAATCTACACCCGCCTGGATATTTTTGAACAGGAAAACCGCCCCTTCCATGAGGCGGCGCAGACAGCAAGGGATATTCTCCGTCTGCAAGACCCTGGACAGGATGCGAAGGGGGCCAAGGAAAGAACGCTCCAGCTTCCCACGCTGAAAAGCACCTTCAACAACTGCGTGGCGGATCAGATGCAGAATATGCCCGAGGCAAGGTTGCTGCCGGAAACCCCCGAGCAGGAGGAGTTGGCGATGGACTTGCAGGATGCAGTGCAGTACATCGCCTATGTAGTGAACGGCTATGAAAAGCTGCACCGAAAACGGGCAGAGGACTTGTACGGCCCCGGAACGGCTATTACCCAAGTGACCTGGGACCCGGACATGGCCTTTGGCAAGGGCGACATCGCCCTGATTCGCTGGCCGGTGGAGGCCTTTTTGTGGGACCCCAAGTGCGAGGACATCCAGGATGCCCGAGCGGTTATCAAGGTGAGTTGGCACCCCGTGAGCTGGTATGAAGCTCGTTACCCCAAGGCGGCCCCCTATGTGAACGCCGAGGAGGGCACTCACAACGATGTGGGTATGCCCCAAGTGCAGAAGGACAGGACGGGCACGGACGAGCCCCGAGCCATGCTGCTGGAATACTGGTATCGCACCTACAACGCCGAAAGCCGCCGCTACAGCATCAACGTGGCGTATTGCGCGGGTGGTGCGCTGCTCGACCACCAGGAAAATGTGTTCATGCACGGGATGTACCCCTTCGTGGTGGACACACACTCCAGTATCGAGGGCAGCTTGGTGGGCGAAGGCATGGTCACGGAGCTGGTTCCCATGATGCGCTACATCAACCGATACGCCCGGTACATCGACACCAACCTTCGTATGTCCTCCAAATCCCGTATGCTGGTGCGCAAAAACAGCGGCATTGACCGCAACGCCCTGGCTGACTGGAACGAGGACATGATTGAGGGAGACAGCGTGGTGCAGGGCGAGGATTGGAACTGGATGCAGCACGCCCCGCTGAATAACATGATTGTTCAGCAGATGGTCATGATGCAGAATGACCTGAAGCAGGACAGCGGTGCCAACCAATTTACCCGAGGGGAAACCACGGGTGGCGTGGTATCGGCCAAGGCCATCAACACCTTACAGGAAGCCGGTGGCAAAATCACCGGGATGCACACCGATACCCTGAACGACGGCTACAAGCGCATCACGGAGCAGATTCTATGGCTGATGGCCGAGTTCTACGACAAGGAGCGAATGCTGTTTATTACAGGCCGGGATGGAAAAACTCGGACTGTAAACCTTGACCCGAAGAAGTATTTCGGGCTGAAAAAGGGTGAAGTGACCCCGCCTCCCTACATGGTGCGCATCGAAATCAACCGGCGTGACCCAGTGCAGGTGGAGGCGCAGAACAATATGTTCATGCAAGCCTACACGATGGCCGCCCAGGCCGAGCAGTACTTCCCGCTGTCCGCCCTGTTCCGCTTGATGAACTTCACGGGCAAGGACAGGCTGCTGCCCATTGTGCTGGAGGCCGAGGAGAAGCAGCAGTTGATGCAGCAGCTTCAGCAGCAAAACCAGCAGCTGGTGGAGCAGATGGCCCAGATGCAGCAGGAGATGGACAACCTGCGCACTACCGGCACCCAAATGACCAACGCCCTTGCCAGCATGGGCGCAACTACGGGCGGAGGCGCAGCCATCCAGCCGGGCGGCAAAGCGGCCCAGGCGGGCGGTGGTCCCGGAACCCAGGCGGCCCTGGTGAACAGGGCCCGTGAATCTATGGCAGGAAAGCCCACGGCGTAATCGTCGGGGCTTTTTTGATAAAAACTCGCCGCCCCATGTTTCCATGCGGCGGTGTAAAAAACGGAGGAAGCTATGAGCGAAAACACGGTCGAAATCATGGAGCAGGGGAACGTACTGGACGACGCAGCATTGGCCCCGGCTGAACCCCAGGCAACCCCCATTTCCACGATGGTGGAGGAGGCTGCCGAAACCAAGCCCGCCAGCGAGGGCGACCAGGGAGGCCAGCAGCCCCCCGCCACGGAGCCTGGCTGGATTAAGGGTAGAGTGGAAAAGGCGGTGCGCAAGGCCGTTCAGGAAACTGAGCAGCGCATGACCGCCCAGTTCCAGGCTACGCTGGCCCCGCTTTACGAGAGCATGATGGAACGCCAGGCGGACGACCTGGTGCGCTCCGGGGAGTTCCGCTCCAAGGAAACGGCCCTGGAATATGTTCGCATGAAGAATGGTCAGCCCGCCACGCCCCCGGCGCAGCAGACCCAGCAGCAGCCCGCGAGGGATGCGCAGGGCCGTTTTACTGCCCAGCAGGAGCCCCAGGCGGAGGGACAGAGCAACCCGGTGGCCAAGGCCAGGGCCGACCTTCTGGCCCACCAGGCCGAGAAAATCAAGGCGAATCGGGGCCTTGATGTGATGCAGGCGTTTAACGCCAATCCCGAGTACAAGCAGAAGGTACTCAGCGGCGAGTGGGATTTCTACGAGGTCGCTGATGCCATGCAGCAGGAGGGCGGCAATCGCCGCACACCTCCTTCCCCCATGAGGTCGCCCAACGGCGTGACCCCCGGCAAGTTTGATGTGGCAAACATGAGCGATGCTCAGTTTGCCAAGCTGCAAGCCGCTCTCGCCTCCGGGAAGGTCTTTGACGCAACGAAGTAAAGGAGAGTAACCTATGGCTGTTTACGATAACCTGAACTATTCCTATTCCCCTGGTGTAGCCCCCTCCGTAATCCAGTATTACGACAGGGCTGTGCTGCCCAACATGAAACCCGAGATGGTGCATAACAGGGATGCCCAGAAGCGCACCCTGCCCAAGCATAACGGCAAGACCATCCAGTTCCGCCGTATCACCGCTCTGCCCGCCATCACCACCCCCCTGATTGAAGGTGTGACCCCCGAGGGCCAGACCATGCAGGAAACCTGCTTTACCGCTATGGTGAAGCCCTACGGCGGTCACATCGAAGTGACTGACGAGATGAACTTCTACCTGCTGGGCCCCAAGCACAAGGAGGCCGCCGACACCCTGGCCGATCAGGCTGCGCTGTCCCTGGACACCATCAGCCGCAACGCCCTGAACGCTGGTATGAATGTACAGTATGCTGGCGGTAAGACCAGCCGTGGCACCATCGCCGCCACCGACAAGCTGACCTATGCCGACATCAAGAAGGCCGTGCGCACCCTGCGCCGTGCTAATGCCAAGCCCTTTGCGGATGGCTTCTTCCACGGCATCACCCACACCGATGTGTACTTCGACCTGACCAGCGACCCCATGTGGGTGGACGTGGCGAAGTACCAGGACAAGCAGAAGGTGGAGAAGTACGAGCTGGGCACTATCTACAAGTGCAAGCTGTTTGAATCCACCAACGCCATGATTTTCAAGCCGCAGACCTACATCTACGGCACCACCACCCAGATTGCGGCCAGCGCCAACTACAACGCTGAGGAGCGTTACCTGACCACCTC